CTTATGGAAAGCAAAAAAGCAACATCTGTACTTTCAGACATCATGCAAAAACTTTCCTCTATTGGTAAGCCTGTTGAAGAAGTAAAAGAAGAGGTAGTTGAACTATCTGAAGAAGTTACTGAAACTCCAGTCGTTGAAGAAGAAGTCGTAGAGGCTGCTTCTGAAGAAGTCAAAGATGAGGAAGTAGAATTGGCTGAGGATGAAGTAGAGGAAGAGGTAGCTGAAGAGGAAGCCGAAGAAGAAGAAGTTATTGAAGAGAATTTAGACGAGGAAAAGTATGTTTCAAGAGACGAGTTTGAAAATGCTATCGCTGAAATCAAATCAATGTTCATCGAGGTTACTCAAGGTTACGAGCAAGAGAAGCTAGAAATGGCTGCTCAAATCGAAGACTTATCTAAAGCTCCTGCATCAGAGCCACTGTCTCACAGTCCAGAAGCAGAAGTCGGTCAAGAAAAGAAAGTATTATTCAGCCAACGAAGAGGCGGAAGTACAATGGATAGAGTTCTATCAAAAATGAATTACAAATAATAAATCAACTTTAAACTAAATAATTTAAAATGGCAACAACAACTTCAATCACTACTACTTATGCTGGAGAAAGCGCAGGGGAATACATCTCTGCTGCTCTTTTGAGTGGAGTAACAATCGACAACGGTGGTATCACTGTTAAACCTAATGTAAAATTCAAAGAAGTAATCAAGAAATTGGCTACTGACGGAATTGTAAAGAATGGTACTTGCGACTTCGCAGACACTTCTACAATCACTTTGACTGAAAGAATCATCGAGCCTGAGACCTTCCAAGTAAACCTTGAGTTGTGTAAGGCTGACTTCCGAAGCGACTGGGATGCTATCCAAATGGGATACTCTGCATTCGACAACCTTCCTTCTTCTTTCCAAGATTACTTAATCTCTCACGCTCAGGCTAAAGTTGCTCAGAAAATCGAGCAAAACATCTGGGGTGGTACAGACGCTACTGAAGGAGAATTCGACGGTATCGTTACTTTGGCTACTGCTGATTCTGACGTTGTAGACGTAGTTGGTACAACTGTAACCGCTGCTAACGTAATCGACGAGCTTGGAAAAGTTGTAGACGCTATTCCTGCCGCTCTTTACGGTTCTGAAGACCTTCACTTGTACGTTGCTCAAAACGTTTACCGAGCTTACGTTCGTGCTTTGGGTGGATTCGCTTCTAACGGTCTTGGTGCTAACGGTGTTGGTGGACAAGGAACAAACCAATCTCTTGGAAACGTTATGTTTGACGGAGTAAAGGTATTCGTTGCAAACGGATTGGCAAACAACTACATCGTAGCTGCTGAGAAGTCTAACTTGTTCTTCGGAACTGGCTTGTTGAACGACGCTAACGAAGTCAAAGTCTTAGACATGGCTGACTTGGATGGTTCACAAAACGTAAGAGTTATCATGCGATTTACTGCTGCTGTACAATACGGCATCGGGTCTGACATCGTACTTTACACTCCTGCATAATTAACTGATTAACTAATTTAATAGAAGGGGGTGGGGTCTGCTCCATCCCCTTTTTAACAACTAAAAAAAATATACATATTATGGCTTGTGATTTCATTACCCAAGGTCGGGGATTAGGTTGTAAGGATTCTGTTGGGGGTATAAAAGCGGTTATCTTTGTGCCAAACGACAACACCAACAAGATTGTCGCCGAAGACACAAACAGTAGTACTGGAGAGATAGACGTACTTTCTGATAACGTAACTGGTTCTTACAAATACGAATTAAAAGGAACATCTTCCTTAGAACAAACAATTACGGCTGCTCCTGAGAATGGAACAGTTTTTTACGAACAAGCATTAACTTTGAATCTTGTTAAGTTGACAGCTACTGATACAAAAGAGATAAAACTTTTGGCGGCTTCAAGACCTCAAGTTATTGTTCAAGACTACAATAACAATTACATGGTTGTTGGTTTGGAAAATGGTGCTGACGTAACAGGGGGTACTATTGTGACTGGTGCTTCTATGGGGGATATGAGTGGATACACTTTGACTCTCTCAGGAACAGAAGTTTCTCCTGCCGCACATCTTGATGTTTTTGCTGATGCCCAAGGCGTTATTACTCTTAAAGAATCTGGTGGTAGCACCATTACATATTCTTAACGGCTTAACTTCCTATAAATCTAAAAGGGGTGACATTGTGTTGCCCTTTTTTATTGAAACAAAGTTAGATTTTATTATTACTTGATTATATGAAAATACTAACAACATCTTCAAGTGCTCAGACGATTAAGATAATCCCAAGGACTGCTGTGTTTGCTAATGTAACATTAAAGGTAACAGACAAAAACACTAGGTCTACCGAGACTATTTCTATGTACACAGTGCTTAGTGATAACTACTTGTCGATAATTGGGGTTTTCAATCTAAAAGAGGGGTCTACGTATTCTATGGAACTTATCCACGATGAATCTCAAAGAGTGCTATATAGAGATACTATATTCTGCACCGACCAAACAGACTTTAATAAATTCGACGTACACAAAGACGATTATGTTGAAGAAGATTCGTTCGATAACGAGTTCATTATACTATAAATAAGGCATTATGGCTAAAAAAAGATTACCTAAATACAGGCAACAACAACCTACCAAGAGTAAACAAGGTAAGGTTCACGTTGTTAATTTCTCATCATACACAAGACCTGAAGTGGTTGAAGTCCACAACAAGGAATGGGTAGCGTATGGAGAGGATAATAACTATTTCCAATATCTTATTGACAGGTATAATGGTTCTCCTACTAACAACGCTGCAATCAACGGTATTGCTGATATGATTTATGGAAAAGGACTTGATGCTGTCGATGGTGATAGTAATCCTGAGCAGTACGCTGAGATGAAGTCTTTATTCTCTAAGAAGTGCCTGAAAAGTGTTTGTTATGACTACAAGATGATGGGTAACGCTGCGTTTCAGGTTATCTATTCTAAAGACAGAAGCCGAATCGCACAAGTAGAGCATATTCCTGTCCAGACATTAAGAGCTGAGAAAGCTGAT